ATTCTCATATTGTGGAATAAAGTAGCGGTTTCCTTATTGTATGGTACAACAAACTTAGTTTGGTTTTCTTGAAACGATACTTTATATTCCTGCCACTCCCCATAGTTATCATTGTGTTACTTTATCAGTTCGTTAAGCTGATAAAGAATTATTTATATTATAATATTTACAATAACGTTCATATTTACGTTGAAGAAATAAATCAGCATCTTGATATATCCAATCGAGAAATTTTTTTGCTATATTCCTACCGCTTAATGTAAATACTTTTGTTATTCCATTATGACAAGAAGCATCATATATTCCGGCTGATATGTTTAATTCTTCGTTGCAAATATCTTTTAAATCCTTGCAAAAAGATTCTGTGGCAGTAATAGTAACAGTGATTGGTAAATTATTATCGTTTCTATATGCTCTATATATACTTCCATCTCCATCATAAACTCCGCGTATATAATGCGATAATAATTCCTTATCTAGCCAATGTGGAAAACCTATTGTTAGACTTTTGTTAGGCGTAATACCTTTATTATTTAACTCCTTGCACATGTGTTTACTAAACATAGTTAATCTATACTGATTTTTATATGTATATCCAAAATCATGTTTATTAGAATAATCTAAAAATTCCAAAGGTTTTTCACTTTTTATTTCTGTTCTTATTTGCTCCAAAATATCTTTATCTTCTTCTTGCAAAGAAATAGATATTGTTGATTTATTCATATTATTTGAACCATCAGAATGTAACAAACCCATAATATAAGCTTTATTAGGAGTATTTATCTCATCAAAAAAAGATTCCTCTATTTTGTATTTTCTAGCGAATCTTTTTTGATCTACTTCTATCCCCATATTATGTAATTCTTTTAATATCGGTTTATGAGATACACCGTATCTCTTTCCTATTTTAACTGAAGATTCTCCATTAATATATGATTCACGAATATCTAATAATTGTTGTTTTGTAAATTTGTTCATAAGTTTATTCCTCCGAAAAATAAACAATATAAAAAAGACAGTAATCTTTGTTTTCGGAGCACAAAGAAAGGGGAGCTACCCCATGTCCTGTCTTTATTACCTGTTTTAATATAAATAATTTTTCTCTACCTTTCGATAGATGGTCAGAGTACATCAACACCATATCAATAAAGACTTAGGTGGTTCCCGTTAAGGTCACTTGACCATATACTCGTTGAACACATTCCTATTCGGAACTTCGTTGCGTCGATTATCCAATCCAATAACTTTTTAAAGCGTTCACGCCTGAACTTATTTCATTTCTACGTTGTAGCATATTGGCTCTAAGGAACTTCCCGCAATTAGAGAACTTTCGACATAAGGTTTTCCCTATGAAGCGCATAACTTATACGAATTCTGGGAGCGTGGCGCACCCCACATTTTATATTTCTTCCCGTCGTGTACCCAACAATATCTATAGGTACATGGGAGAATAGACCAATTAGGAAAATCTCCATTATACTTATTAGCTTCTGCAACAACTAACCATTTGCGCCAAATACCTTTCTCGTCTTGAATATCAAGATACATTCCTAAAGGATATTCGCTATGACAAGTTTCTTCAAAAGCTTCTTTATAATACGGTACATTACACTTATACGATGGTTTGAACATTATTCTATAATCGACAGTATCTTTCGAAAGAGATTGATACGCTGAAATTATATATTTTATTTCTACTGGTGTTTTTGTTTTTGAACACTCAGGATGCATCCCAACATTCTTGTCTACCTCATCATCGTGATAATAGTCATAGACATACGCTATCATACTTGCCGGATCGTCATACCAGGTATTCTCAATCACACCCTGTGCTTCATAACTATGACGTTGCCCATTAGTATGAACACCGACAATACCAAGACTACGCTTATAATCATTAAAATTCATATTGCAACACCTCCTATTCTTGAGGTGCAATTTTTGCACTTTGAGATTTATAGCGTGGTGAAATCTTGGTGATTTCGTTACCAGCGTCCAGTATTAACTTGCGATACTTTGCAAAATCAAAGTCATGTTTTATCGTTGATTTGGCTTCTTCGAGTAGACTAAGTACTGTTACCAACTCTGGAGGTTCACCAAGCAACTCATTGAGTCCTGATATTTTCCAAAGCAGGGTAGTATTAGCCGTCTCTAAATTAACATCAGGAAACCGTTCTTTGGTCTCCAGATCTTCTGCTACAAGAAGCAGAAAGAATATACGCTTACGTAGTATTTCCGTTACTTCCGTGAGTTGCATATCTGCAAACTCACCATACTTATAGGGCACCATTAGACATTACCCAAGTAAGAGTTATAGATGTAACCCTTATCCCTTAGCATTGATCTAACTTTGTTTTCGGCATCTTCCAATAAACCTCGAAGCTCGGTAATATGTGCTGCCTGGGAGTAATACTTAGCCTCCTTACTATTGGTCACCATCTGATGGAGTAAGGTAGTGGTCTGTACCTTGGGTGTGACCCAAGCAACTACCATTTGATAACTAAGTAATTCCTCAACAAAGTTTTTATCTGTATATTCATTAACGGAAGTAGTAAGAGTATATTCAAGTTCGGCAATTTCATCATCTGCCGAGAATGTGGCAAAGATTCTATTTATATACGGCTGGCTTAGAGCAGAGCGAAGCCATTCTAACATCTGCTCAGTAGCATTGGGTTCGGGTAATCCCGCAAACTCATAGTCCCGTATTTTAATTAGGAATCTTGAATAAATATCATTGTAAGTAGAGGTCATAGTACACCTCCCTTAAATTACTGTTCTGAAAACAGTTCGCCAATAAGATTCAGATCAGTTCCAAAAGCAGAATCGAGAGCTTTAATTTTACGAACCGAGTCAATTTCACCAGTATAAACCTGTTCAGCAGCAATAGATTTGAGAGAATTTAATGCACCTGTCGGCAGTTTCTTAATCGCCTCTACCATCTTGTCATTTGGCAAATCTAGAATACTTTTAATATTCTGCAATGAAAACTCATCATCATAGAATTTCTTAAGCGCAGGATACTCTGCAATAAAATCCTCGTCTACCACAACAAAACGAGGCTCAAATACCGACTTATCTTTAGACCGGATCATTCCAACCAAATCTCTATACTCAATTTCTGTTTCATCACCATAATCAGAAAAACGATAAATCATCTTTGTTCGTGCACCCTCAACATTAAGAATGCCTTGAGTGATTGAAGCACAAAGAATACCGTCACTCTGGTCAAATGTTTTCTTCTGAACATTTTCTTTTACTGGTTGTTCCGTTTCCGTCACAACCTTTCTTTGCATTGTTCTTGCCATTTTATTTTCTCCTTTTATTCATAAAAATAGGAGAGGAATGAACCTCTCCTAATAATTGCTATTACATAATCCAAGAGCCGAAGTAGCGGCCAAGAACCGTAGCGATACCATAGCGTCTCTGTGCCTGATAGGTCTGAAGATCGCTGAGATAATCACCCTTCTCCATCTTTTCAATGATTTCAACATCACCTTCGTCAATCATCTTAACGAATTTTCCAGCATCGCCAATAACAGGCATGATAAGAATCTCGTTTGTCGGGAAGATAAAATCGGAAGGCTGAGATACATTACCAAGGTTATAATCCTTAAATCTTGTCGGAATAGTAACAAGTCTTGTACCCTCGTAGATACCAATATTACCACTATTCATAACAGATACCTTCTGCTCTGCGGGTGCCCACTGTACATCTGCAATTGCAGACAGCTTGGACAGTGCAGCCTTTGTACCCATGATAACAACCTCGCTGGAGTTGTAAGCTGCAACGTCCTGAATGATGTTATCAAAGTCAGCCTTTACAAGAGTACCAGTACCCTTGAAACGTGTAGGAAGCTGGCTGATTGCAGTACCAACCTCTGCATATACCTGAGTCTGAATCTGATTTGTAAATGCGATAGCAATTGCATTAACAAACTTTGCCCAGTCTACATCACCGAGGATGTACTTGTTGATGTCAGCACCAACCTTTACTGCCCACAGACTTGTAGGAACGGAGATTGTCTCTCCCTTTCTCAGTCTCTGGAGGAAGTGATCGTTGTGCTGCTCACCAGCCTTTGCTACGGACAGAATAGCATCAGGACGCTCAATAACGAAATCCTGTCTATCACCATAAGCAATACTCTTACGCTCAACAAGCTCATTGAACCAATCAGACTCCTTCAGTCCAACCTCGATTACCATAGATACGGTATCCTCAATAATGTCAAACCACTCACGAGAGTTATCACGCATTGCGCGTCTAACTTCTCTAACGTCTCTCGGATCGGTAATACCAAGTACCTTGTGAGAGAAATCAAGAACCTTCTTGTTTGCTTCGGCCTTTGAAATTACTCTATCATTCTCGTCATCATAAATCTCACGGCCAAGAGCAAGATCCTGCATAAGATTGTTCATTTCATCATAATTTGTATTCATATCTGAAAATACAGCCATTGTATGAGTACCAAACTTCTTCATAGTGTTATTCCCTCCTTTCTATTAGATCACATACTTGCCAGCGGTATACACTGCAACAGCACCATCGGCAATCGTTCCAGTAAACGCACTAGAGGAAAGCGAGATGCAATCACCAATATGAAGTTCCATACCCTGTGTTACATCGCCAGTTTCATTGTAAAATAATCCTTCTTCTCTAAGTTCCTGCTCGGGATACGGACTCTTCGGAGTGTTATATACAAGGAATACCGGATCACTCGGAAGTTTTGTAAATTCTACAATCCAACAATCCTTCTCAGCAGCCTTCTCTCTTACAGTTACTTCAACCGCATTAGCGGCAACAGCGGCAGCCTTATACTGCTCAAATTTTACATATGCACCCTTAGTTGCAAGTGTTCCATTATCTGTATTTGCTTGCATTACAAGGTTAATAATATGACCATACTGCCCCATCGCACTTGCTACAAATGTAGGGAATACAATAATATGGTTATTGTTTTTTGAAATATCAACAGCCATTGCTATAATCTCCTTTCGTATTTTCGAAATAATAATTGTTATGGATTTATTATCGATTCACATCGAGCACCATAAAAATAAGAGACCGCATTCTGCAATCTCCTAAGTCATTTAAAGAGGTGATCGGTAATTATCCGACAAACCTCCATATAGAAGTAGAACCGGGCAACTTACCCGCAATGTTCTTTATGAGACTAACAGTCTCACCACATTTTTATTTGCTAAATAATCCACCGTATCTACCAGTCTTGCCAGTTTTCTTTGATGGATTACCAAACAATTTCATACCAACCTGTTTCTTCTCAGGTTCTTTAGATGAAAACTTGATTTCATGTCCCTTGGCATACTCAAGTAACTGTTTATCCAGCTCTGCACGTACTTCATCCACAGACATGGAGAAGTGAGCATCCTTCTCAGCGAGTGCCTTATAAGCATCGGTATCCTTGATCTGAGAATAGCACTCCTCGGCAAGAACAGCTTCCTTCTCAGGTTCTGCTTTATACTGAGCTAACTCGGTTTCAATAGCAGAGTAGTTAGAACGCATACTCTCGATAACATTTTCCTCATCGTCTGTCACATAGAGTGCATGTACAGGAACTCTCTCACCCTCAAGCGTATATTCGTTCTTCTTAACTTTGTAAGACTGTCTATAGGCATTACCAGACCACCAACTGTAGAATACGACTTCCTTACGAGGCTCTTCATAAACAATAACGTTATACCAGTCATCATCAACTTCTCCATATGTAGCGTTAACTAGCTCAAGAATGGCCATCTGCTTATCTTCGAGAGAAATTGCAAAAGTCTTGGTTAAATCACCACGAGTAACGGTAGCAGAGTAGTAATTAACATCTTCTCCGTTATCGCCTTCATTACCAGTGCCAGACTCATCATCCTCAGAACCATGGGATTCATTTTCGCCTTCAGGAGTCTCTTCGGCTGAATTGTCTCCACCAGTAGGATTATCGTCAGTGTTCTGATTATCATCCTTCGGATCATCATCCTTCGGATTATCATCCGTAGGCTTATCGTCCTTCGGATCATCATCACCGGACTCGTCCCCACCATCATCTGGATCTACGGGTGCAACATCATCATCATCGACTTTCTTCTTTTTCTTCGGATCGTCTTCAAAAACTTCGGCAGGAGTATCCTTAACCTCAGCTTCTGGTGTTTCTTTAAATTCCTTCTTCACGAGATTTTCTTCCTCCTTTCTAAAGTTTTTGTCTATATTAAGATTGTCTATCTTCTCATTGAGTGCAGACAACATCTCAATAACTTTGTCATTCTGTGAGAAGATGCTATTGTTCTTCTCGCTGAAATCCTCAATACTAATATTAGATCCAGTCATCCCTGGTTTTATTTCAGAACCATCGGTGCGCGACTTTCCTAAGATTGTAACTCCCATAAATCTGAATGCATTAATAACAAGCACCTTATCCTTTGCTGAATAAGCTAAATCATCAACAGCTATTTCTACCGACACAGAAAATTTCTTTTCGCGTTCTAATATTTCAGCTGCCTTTGTATATGTACGCCAAACTTTTGCCAAACCATCAAGGTATGTTTTGTCGGATTCGGCATCATACACAAGTTCCAATTTCTGCTTTGTACTAATTACGCCCACCGGAGCTTCCTCATAAACCATCTCGTTATTATCATCAACGTAGAATTCATGCCCAGCAAACGTGTATTGCTCCTCATTGTCAGGATCTGGATATATATACGCAAGCAACGGCATTTCATAAGCTGTCGACATAGCGTCTTTCATCGCCTTTTCTGATATAGACGAATTATTAGCATTTTTATCTATATGACAAAGACGAATAGGAGCGTACAAATTAAGTTCGTCATCTGTTTGTTCACTAAATGAGAATGGTTCATTTATGTGAACAACGATAGTTGTATCGCTATCTCGAGAACTGAATTTAACATTTTTATTTTGACTTGCATAAAATTTCCACAAGTCTTCGAGATATAAGAGTCTCTTCACCTCATACCTCCTTTCTAAAACATCATCATATTAGTAAAAGTATACTTCAGATCATCTCGACCTTTAGCAAACTTTAACCTCGCCTTTTCATTCAAAAACAAATACGAGTTACCGACTTCTTGAACAAGTGTTAATCCGGCAGCTACAAATTCATCTTTAGTTTTTTGATCTTGTGTTAAAATGAAATTAGTTTCCATCTAATCATTCCTTTTCATAATTAATAAGGACGAGAGCATAATTACTCTCGTCCTCAACCGTAATCAATACGGTTCTCTCTGTTGTTGTCAATCCGCCATTCCCCAGGGCGAAGCGTTTTTAAACCTAGTGTAAATAGCACTACGTTTTTCCCAGTACTCGTAACTGTCGTTCTAATTAAGAGGCTTAATATGTCATGGAGTTCCTCGTTCCACGGGGTTCTGTTTGATTTAACGGATTTAGGATATCCGCAATCCACTTGCATTGGGTTTAACGTCTCCATGCCGACAAGTAACCAATATGATTACATAACGTTTACCGTTTTAACCTTTCGACCTATTTTCCGGTTTTCGCAGAAAATGAAAAGAACGGCATTGATATAAACATCGATACCGCTGAAAAACCTTTGGCTTTTCGTTCATAATAATCCACTATTGTAGCATAGGTCGTGGAACACCTACCGCACCGTCCTTGGATTTCTCCGCACACTTCGCCGCCACGCTAAATGACTACTAAAGCTCTCACTTATATTTTAAGGTGGACGAGATTTCCCACCAGTAGAGTTATTGCGCATTACGGCAACTTCGCTTACCTCGGTACTGCCGGTTGAGGGAGCCGACTCCTATATAATTCCCACGCCACCAGACGGGCTGCTTAGAAACGATCAAATGTTCTGATTATTTGGTTGGGAATTAGATAACTATATTTTTGCTGTTTTGGGAGCATCTAAATCTCGGTGAGACCGCATAAATAGGGGATTGGCGAGAATTTAGATGTTATCTATTTCGGGATCTATCTCCGCTCGGACTAAGATCTTCTGGAGTCTTCTCTGGAGCACCATCGCCCACTGTTCCTTTTTCTCCGTCGTTACTTGTAGTATAAGAACTTTGGAGCGGATATTTCATAAGATCTTGTAGCTTGAGTGCTTGAGTCTCAAACATAAGTTGAGCCATTGTTTCTCGTTCCGAAATATTCATCAATGTACCATATGCCAATCTATATGAAAAACTATATTGATTAGCTTCAAGTAACGACTTCTGATAATCTTCCTTAGTATGGATCGTAACAGGAAGAAGATTAATAGTACATGGTTGAGATATATTAAGATATAACTGTAAATTTGTCCACGTTTCAATCTGAGGCAAAATACTATTTAATACATAGGCTGATTCTGATTTAAGCGCTGCCTTAATTAATGCGGAATTATTAACCAACTTGTTTCCGTTAAGTAATGCACCTATACCACCTGTTGAACCAAGAATTTGTTGTTGAGAATTTTCTACTCGATTAACATCTTCAGAAACGTTATCTGAAAAATCAATGGTCTTTAATTCTTTGCCGGGAATTACAGCACTTGATATACCGGATGGAATTGCATTGTCTTTTGCAATCTTAAAATAGTCTATTGCTAAATCAGGCGTTACTTCAAACTCATCTGGATTTTTTGCGCCGGACATTGTTGGAAGTGGCATATATATCATACGATAAAAACTGAGCTGATCTGCTGATGCCTGTGTGTCCGTCAAATCATTTAAATTTGCTAACGGCATAAAATTATGCAACATCGGAGGGATAATAGCATCCATCATATCTGTATGAAATTTTAATACCATGCTGTATTCAGCCGGAACATGAACATATTTAATTCCAGTTTGTTTGTATTCCTTCTGCATTGACACCAAAGGTTCTCCTAACCATTCAATCAACTGTTGTTTTTGAGCCGACCTCCACTTTGACATATCTATAGCAAAACCATAACACCATCCTCCGCGATACATATATATACTATCAATCATAGCTTCATTTGGATCAATATGCCAAAACGTAGAGCCGTCATCATCATGGAAAAATATATTAAAAGATATATCATCTACCCAAGTATTAACCAATACAGGATTCATATTATTTTGGAGACTAATTATGTCCAAAAAATTAAGCGTATCTTCATATTGTTTTAGTGACTTAGAATAATCCATACCTTTAACAAACGAATAATCTGGAGTAATCATCCGCGCATCTAAACAATACATACCAGCAATCGTATAAATCATCTTATTATAGATTGGTGATCTATAAAATAAGTATCTACTGGCATTAATCAAATTTTTCGAGTTAGCATATATATTTCCGGTTAAATAACCACGAATCATATCTCTATTAATAGTCGTGATTGTAGGAGTACTCATATTTTGAGATATATCTCGTATAGTACGCATAACTTTATCTTCTTTAGCATTGGCGTACATTTTAATCTGTCGTTCTTCTTCAAGTTTAAATTGTTCTCTAATTGCCGCTACAGTTTGATTTTGTCTGCCAACAGTATTTTTTACCGTAGCGACTGGTTTATTTGAGACGCTCTTTGCGTCAATTTCCTTTTTCTGCGCCATTATGCGTCTCCTTTCATTTTCTATTTGTTACTAAACCGCCATGAATTGTGGAGGCAAGTTTTTGAAGTAAATCAGAAGAGTTAGTTTTAGGTTTTTGTAAAAGAAGTTTTCGCCTTTCTTCGGCTAATGCATGCCCAAGCATACAACAAGTATCAATTTTGTTACATTTTGTTGTGTATTATTTTAATCTAAGTATATCCAATAATAACCAGCGGATTGTTGATTTTTACTAATAGATTGAACTATATTACCTCTAAATTTTACAGGTTTATTAAGAAAAATACATGCTTCACTAATTGAATTAAATTTTTTTATTATATCTCCATCTTTTGTATTCATCATTCCTACTTTTCTACAATTATGAATTCCTTTTTTATATTCACCTATTCCAAAATAACCATCTGAAAAATCATAACCCTCGTATGCCCATATACTATCTTTATATATTTTCTGAGTACCGTCATGATTACATATTCTTAGAATTGAAGTAACTTTATAACCAGCTTCTTTTAGTTCAAAATGATTATTCCAAATTTTTATTAATTCATGTTTTGTATTATATTGATATATTGGAATTTCATCCCATGTTCGTATATTTGAAAAATATTTATCCCATTCAAATTTCGAAGAATCATATTCCTCTTTATATATCCAATAACTATTTTTATATGAAGTCATTTTATTTAAAATTGTATGTTCGCATCTTAACAGAATACATTCTTTTGTATATCCTAATTCCTTTTTTATATGAGATACTCCACCAATCCATTCTTTTAACAGATTAAAATTTAAATCAAATTGCAAAACAATTTTGGGTTTTTGAATTCTATGCATTTTATTTAATTCATCTTCAGTATGTTTATATCCTCTAATGCCTTGCCCACCAAAATCAAGGTTATATCCATTATTATATGAATCAAAGTAATTAACCCAATATTTTTCTTTATCATCTAATAATTTTTCTGAGCATTTTTCAACTATGCTAAAACAAAAATTATCTTCGCCATATTTATTCCATGCACTTTGTAAATGTCTATTATGATGACGATTGTGGTTTAAATCAGATTTATGATGCGTCCATCTCCAATATATATCCGATGATTGACCAATATAAATTTTACCGTTGATATTGTTCTTAATTTTATAAATTCCACTTATCTTTTCAGCCATATTTTTACTCCTTTCAATAAAGGAATATAAGAGTACAGCTTATATTCATTAGCATACACGAAAAACAGTCGTGCGCTATTTTTGTACACAACAAAAAGACCGAGGTGCTTCCAAGAGTGTCTTTACACTCGACCTCGGTTCTCACATTTCATAATTAAGTTATAGTGTGAGTTCAGACTATCGCATCGCCATAATAATATGGCGTTCATTCACTTAGTCGTTGCAGCTGCCATTACACTTGCTGTGGGTTGCCTACTTCTAGGTTTTCCCAATTAATCAGAATGAATTTTCTTATTATAGTTTATTTATTCACTATAAAGTGCGCTATACTTTTTAACGCACGATCGTCATGCATTTTATTGGCTTTTTCTGGTGTTAACTCAAAAGAGTCCTTACCGGACTCCCTTTTTTTTCTCACCATATTAACCAATTCTTCTTTCAAAGCATCGATATTTGCTAAAGCTATTTTATCTTTCCAATCGAGTTTGATAGTTTTAGTATTAACTGATTGTACCTTGCCTAATTCTTCTTGTAACTTATCTTCAAATTCTTTTTCGTTTAGTTTTTTCTTTTTTAATTCTTCTATTATTCTTTCACGTTCTTTGTCTAATTTCTTCTGGTCAATATCAAATACAGTAAGATATTCTTTATTATCATATGTACTTGTGAAACCAATCTTATCTTGATTAAGCATTTCTATTAGTGCTTCATACATTATAGATTTGAATTTAGCCGGTTCCATAAGGTGAACCTTATCTACCGCATTTGGAAATCTTCCAACATAATCAGCAGAGTATTCTTTGTCTATTAATCCTCTATGAATAATACCATCAGAAGTTTCCCAATCTGGCATCAAGTAGTCGGCTATGTTCACACCGCCTCCTCCCGTACCAGCGTCAATCCAAATGCCAACAATATTTTCATATCCATCTGCACCGGCGTTATAATCAAGAATCATTTGTTTTAAATATTCAATCTGATCGGGTGTTCTCATAGGACTCTTAATTCGTTTACCGACATCCAAAAGATTAACACCATTAACAATCTTTGCTCTTTTATCAATACTTCCATCTACTTGTACAAAATCATAAAACTCAGCCACAAGTATGAATGAGTTATCCACTTTACGAGCTGGATCATAAAACAATCCGTATTTCTTATCACCAGTTTCATTACAATGAATTGGCTTACGTGTTTCTTCGTTTCGTGTAATAACACCACGTTTGACTATTGCATCGCTGCCAGCTTCAGTTGTAAATATACAATAGTACTCTCGCCTAGCCTTTTCGGGATTAGTTCTCATTTCTGATTCAACAGTAGAGCGAGAGAGCAGTGGAGCAACAACTTCACCTCTAATAGTCGGAGCGAATGCTAAATCACAATCAAAATGAAGAACACAATAATCGGGATCACCCATTATTTGTCTTTTTGAATACTCTCTATATAATCTATAAAACATAGTATCTACCGAACTAGCAGAACTAATATACATCTTTTGATAAGGCATTCCCTCTGGAAAACAACGCTGTCTAATAGGATCTATAGACTTACCACTTGCATCCTTGCCAGTCTTTAAGCTCTTATTTACAATGGCAAATGCGCCATATACATTCATTAATTCATCCGATAAAAAACCACTTTCATCAAATACAACGGAGCCGCGAAATCCTCTTTTTGCGTCCACGTTACTGTTTAATGTCTGAGTCATCGAACCATTATATAGACTATAATTAAATCCGTTAGAACTGTGACTGAATCCGTCTCCGGCAGCATTCTTTATTTCTATTTCATTTTTAAATACTTTTCCAGTTGAACCAGAAAATGTATCAATATTGTCATTAGCTAATTTTTCTAACGTGGTAAAAGTATTTTCTGCCTGACTACCGGTACCGCTTGCAATATATGACCAATAATTACAAAATAGCATATCTTTAGACATTAATTCTAAATCAATAAGAGTACTCTTTCCAAATCCTCTTGTGCAAACCAATAGGCTATTCGGAACTATCCATGTTCTCTGTACTGCTAAAGCCTGCATATCAAAAAGTTCTATATTGAACATTCGGTCAATAAATTTTACCGGATTGCATTGAAAGTATTTTTGCATTTCTGCAATAGCTAATAATGACTCTATTTTTCTTGTTGACAAAGGATAATCAATAGGTTTTACGAATATTCCGTAATCCTTATAAAAATCCTTATCATAAACACTTACATCTTTATACGGTAGAACTATCTGGTTCATCTTGTTCCACCTCTTCAGATTCTTCAGTGGCAAAAACAGAATAAATGTCTCTTAAATTTTTAAATTCAATTTCTGAACCCATTTCATTTTCTTCAAGATAATCCTTTAAATCCAAATTTTCTTGAAGTATTATTCTGTTTATTTCCTTATAAGAATCCCTTTCTTTTCGTAGTTTAACAATATCAGTTCGCATTGTAGCAACCATATCTGACCATTCAGATTCATCTAGAGCTAACTGCTTCATTATTGAATTGTCCGAAATTTCTTGAGCCTGTTGCATACCACGACAAGTCGCAATATCAAATCCATTAACTTGCGCATCACGAAGATTTAACTCCTTTAATTTTTTAACCTTACCAGTCCATGTATTTTCTCCCTTGGTAGCATTTTTACTATTCTTAAGAGATATACAACTCTGCTCTGCAAATTTTGTTATATTAAGAGTAATATTCTTTTTCATTTCTTGTAATGCTTTAACTGTTGCTATATTCTTTTCTGCATTACGAGGATCTTGAACTAAATCAGCAATCATATCATCAATTTGGTTTATCTGTAAGAATCCACGCACAATGCTGATAATAGATGAAGTTCTCATCATATCATCATTACCATTTTCATCTGAATCCAAAAAGCCAATAAGTTGCGAATATAAAAACGGTTGATCGGCTAACTTTTCTTTTTCGAAAGGTAGATAACCAAGCAACCGTAATGTATCATTTTTATTTTTTTCAAATTGTTCGAGTATTTCTTGATCTTTCGGTAATGCATCTTCAGCCATATCATTCAGGCTTAACATACCGCCTGTATAATTATCCGAATCTCTATAAGTCATAGTATAGTAATTTTGCATAGCTATATTTTTGATATAGCTTGTCCATACATTCGACTTCGCCTTTCCGGTTGCTTGATTCGCAGCTTCGAGAAGAGAAGCGTCCCATACAGAATCAAGCATTGGTTTATTAAGAAAATAACAAGCATCATCTACGGTCTTTTTAGTTGGCTGTTGTTTCTCGCCTCGTACAGTTGGTATGGCAATCTCAGCAGCACACTGCTTACAACCATCCGTCACCTGACTCGCACAATTTGGTGCAGTAGAAGAGTAGAAGTCACTTTTCTTTTTTACTTTGTTACAATGTTGACAAGTATAGTACTTTGATCCGACGCCGATTGTTTCAAGACATTGAATCTGATCTTTGTCCTCAAGCTTATCAAACAGCTCTTTAATCTTTTCAATCTGTTTTTTAATATCTCTAAGTCCGGTAATCTTGTCGCTACTGGGAGCCACTATTTTTTCACCGACTTTTCTCATGGTTTTTGTAGCCACATTTTCACCTACTTCCTTTTATTCATAATATTTCCATTCATACTCTATTTCTCTACCTACAAAAAAAATAAAAAAACAGAAGAGTGAGGTAGGTAGACTCACATCACCCAGCTCATGACTTCCGAGTGTCTTCTGTTTTTCTTGGCGATTTATAAAAAAGAAATCAGAGCATACGACCGCCATGTCGTATGCCCCTACAAGAAAACATTTGTTTTACTTCAATACATTAGCGAGAGGCAGGATTCGAACCTGCAACCTCCAGCTTATGGGGCTGGCAAACGTCCGTCGTTATGCTCCGCGTCAATTAATGCCTTTCTCATACATCTGTTGCGGCAAATGCCGAGCTTTCACCGTCAATCCGCAAATTTCGGTGGGCATGGTACGGCCTCGTCGGCCAAAAAAAATTAAATGACTCCCCGTGGTACGCATCGTGGAGAGGCGTGGGGAGTTCTTTATATGTCTCGCAGGTTGCGCATTACTTTCGTAGAAGGCTTGCGAG